CATACCATTTAGGCATTTATTAGCAAATTCCCCTAATCTCCTAGATCCGAAACGTTCATAGAGAGCAGAAGAAATAACAGGGGTTGGAACACCGAGATCCACAGCAGCGTGAATAGTCCAACGACCTTCACCACTATCGCTAACTCCCCCATCGAACTTGCTAAGCTCTCTATCGCCCCGTAATACATTAGCGGTAAGGTCAAGTAACCAAGACCCAACAACGCTACCACGACGCCATAACTCAGCAACCTCAGATACATCAATATCATAACAATAATCTTTGGGGCATTCCATGGGAGCCACTTCGGCATCACCCTCAACCACATAAGTTCTTCCTGCATTTGCCTCATGAAGTATATTGAAACCCTCCGCATAAGCTTGCATAATTCCATACTCTATACCATTGTGGACCATTTTTACAAAATGTCCTGCGCCCGGTGGTCCACAATGTAACCAACCATACTCAGCACTTGTAGCATGACTCATAGGATTGGTACGGGAGGCTGCAGATATACCTGGTGCAAGTGCCCGGAAAATGGGGGCACAGACAGATACTGCGTGATTTGCACCACCAACCATAAGACAGTATCCACGCTCCAGACCATAAACTCCACCACTAGTACCACAGTCAAGATATTGGATGCCCATCTTAGACAACCTTTCTGCTCTCCTGCGAGAATCCTTAAAGTTGCTATTGCCATGATCAATAATAATATCCCCGTCGCCAAGTAATGGTAGTAACTCATTGAGTGTGTCCTCTACTAATTCTGCGGGAATAACAAGTTGAAAGATACCTGGTGCTTTACCAATAAATCCATCCTGATTATGAACTACTTGAACAAGGCTTTCCAGACAAGTGGTAACTCCACTGACATAACCTGCTTCATACGCTTCTTGAGCTTTTGCATAATTTCTCCTGTAACCCCAAACTTCGATACCTGCTTTCATCATACGGCGAGACATACCCTCGCCCATCCTACCAAGACCAATTAATCCAACTTTCATACCCAACCTCTATGCTTTCTCATCCTCATCATCATCATATAAAGAACATGGTTCCTCAAACAAAAATTCCATACGGAGTTGTCTGATTCTTTCTCTCAACTGTTTATAAAACTCTCGTTTTTCATCCTCATTCATTAGTATAATTCTTCTTCTGTCTCTGCTTTTATAATACAGTCAGAAGTTGGATATGAAACACAAAGAAGAGCAAAACCTGCCTCCATTTGATCATCATCTAAAAATGATTGTTCTTCCTGATTTACACTACCAGAAAGAATTTTTCCTGCACACGAAGAACATGCTCCTGCCCTACAAGAATATGGAAGATCAATCTCCGCTTCTTCAGCAGCATCTAAAATATAATTGTCTGGGGCACATTCAAATGTAGATTCTGTGCCATCTGATTTATTAATTGTTATTGAATACATTTTACTCACCCTACGTGTTACGTTTCATGCAATTACACTATCTAGTTAAGATTTCTTATAATAAAAATAGAAATGTTAGCAATCACTAATTATAGAATTGACTTGAGATCCTGCCTCAGATCCAATATTATTTCCTAATAGTGCTGCCCATCCAGCTGCCAACCATCCAATATATGGAATGTTTACAACAGCAGGAACAAGAACACCAGTAGCAACAGCACTACCTGCCATCGCACCTTGTGACCGTGCTCCAGCGTCCGCCACTATGCACTCTACGCTTTCTGCACTCAACTTTCCCTCTTCAGCCAGCGTTGCGGCACCCCCGATATTACGAGTGCCATCTCTTGTAAATTGATCACGACGATACTCTGTTCTTTTTTCACTTGATCCACCAAGAAAACCTTTTTTATCAAGGTCAAGATTTAATCCTCTTTCAGACTCAAGAATGGCGGGATCATCTGCACGAAACTGAATACTGTAACCATCCTCACCTGCTTCTATTTTGTAAGAAGAATATGGTCCATGTGGAATATTAATCGTCGGAGTTTCTATTTTTTTAGGTTCAGGTTGACGTATTAGATATCCTAACACACCAATGTGTGCAATTGCTATGATACTTCCAAGACCAACAGTTGTCCATTTGAGGTAAGGTTTCATGGTTACATCTCGTACTTATCTTCTGATTTGGGTGGTGTAGAAGTAATATGTACGGGTGTTTGCTCAATTCTAATCGTTTGGGAAGGTGCAGTTTGTGCTGCCTTTTCTATTAATCTCTCCATCTGTTCTTTCGTTATTCCACCTCCACCGCTAGACTTGTCCCCATTTTTCTTTGTTGTCTGAACACCAAAGGTGGCTAAAACTCCAGTAAAAACGCTGGCAATAAAAGTCGGATCAAGTTTCTGCTCTGGAATACCCAAAGCAGGGGGCAACTTAATATAAGCAAGAGTTAAAATACCACCGGACCATACCAAAATTCCTAAACGGACGAACGTAGAAAGAATCATTAATTCCTCATCAGCATCCTCAAGTTTTTCTTTGAGTTTACCAATAGGACCTTTTTTCTTAGGTTCTTCCTTCTTTACTTCTTCAGGCATGTGTTACCAGTAAAGGCAACTTTATTTATCAATATAGTTGTTTTCTATGAGCCATTTACGTGTAAGCGGAGTAGGTTCATAAACTTTCCACATCTCACCATCAGCACATGCTGCTAATGCTTTTTGTGTCATACCAGCAGTCTTTCCTGCCCAAGTTGCTTCTTTCTCCCAAGGAATTGCATGAGGTGTACTTGTATATGATGCCTCCGCAATTTTTTGCCAGATCGTAGGAACCTTTTCTTCATCCATAATAAGAGCAATCATACTATTATCAATTGTTCCTGCCATACAATCTTGTGCAGCGTGCCATCCTTCATGACGCATCACACTCATCACTGTAGACGGACGAGTCATAAATGATTTATTAAGAAAAAAGTTATTGCCTACTGTATGATAAACACCACGATGTCCGGGAGGGAAATATTTTTCTTCCGCTAAAAATACTTTAACTCCGACCTTATTAAGGGAAAGAAGCATATTGTTAAATTCATCAGCAATAATATAAAAATCGTCAATATTGGGATACTCACTAGAAATATCCAGAATAGTATAAACTTGTTTGACTCCATCCGTACATTCTCGAAGTATCATACATCCCAAAGCATCCAACGTGTAATAACCCTTAGTAAGTTTAGGGTCTGCTAGTGCTGGTGTGGACATTGTTACTACAGCCAGCAGACTCATAATAATTTTTTTCATATCAAGGAGAATTAAAATAATCCAAATTAGTGGGAAGAGGAAGTCCAGTTGTAGAGGGCATAGGAAGAGATCCACCAGTGACACCAGGAAGTTCCGGCATAGCAGAGTCTAACATATCAGGAATTGCTCCTGTGACCGATTCTAATGCTGCCTTAGTCACATTCTCCTTTACTTGTTCGATGATGGCATCTCTACGGAGATATACGACTGTTCCTCCACCAACAATACCAGCAGTCCCTACAAAGGATAGAATTGCTAAAATGTTAATTACCTTTTGCATAATAAGCCTCGTAATACTTTACAATCCCTGCGGTACTTGTATTACCTTGGGATACCCAATCATGAGCACACTCATAAATTGATTGACTGGAGTATTTAGGAACACATCCTTCCATCTGACCAGCAAACTTAGAGAGCAAAACTCTAAGTGCTTGCTCCCTAACTGTCATTTTCTGATCATTATATCGCCAATCATCAATAGACATTTTCTGACCCACCAATAAAATTTATGTGAAGTGTTGTCGATTGACTTTTAGTTGCAATCTCATACATCAATTCATGAATATTATCTGGTTCAACAGAGAAATTTTGTTCTCTCTCCTGACGTTTCATTTCCATTTCTTTCTCCATATAATCAAGTTGTTTTTGGGACCTGACTGGAGCAGGACCAAACCACTCATCCTCTAAGAGGTATACTGGAGCAGGGACACCCGTGTAGTAATTAAGAGCATCTTGTTTAAAAGCAATGCTTTCATCTTCTAGTTTATCACAATCAACGATAACATCGTCAATCGCACATTCAATCTCTTCAGTTTTAAGAGGAAACAATTTGTCCATAAGTTTTTTAATCATGCTAGTACCAGTTTCTTAGTGTATTCGTATGCATAATTTTCACGCTGACCTTTGATGCCCCAGCCTAACCAGTAATAAGCAGGGATCATGTACTGACTGACAGTTTGTCCGTTACCTTCAAACATTGGTAAATGTTTTTGGAAGATATTTTCATTAATCATATAACGTGTCTGACATTCAAGAGAACTTGGATCACAATTATACTTTTTAGCAAAGAAACCGAGTCCTCTGTATCTATTGAGTGAAGTCCATTGAATCAAACCATAACCACCAGAGTAGCAATTATTATATGATACAAGAGCACCTCCCTCACAAATATTAGGAATAAATTTACTCTCTTGTTTAATATTACCCATGATCGTTGACAAAGCATTACGATCAGAGATTTGTGTGTGTTCCTGAAGTTCAGCAAGAACGAATTGTTCCTCAGGGGTACATTCAGGACATTTCCATGAAGACCTGTATGGTTCCAAAGGAATAGATACAACGTCCTTTTCCTGCACTTCAGTTTCTTTTTGCTTTGCCTGCTCAGCATTGACGCAAGATGCGGTCAACATGCTAAGGAGAACAAAACTACTAAGTCGTTTGAGCATAAAAAAAGGAGCACTGACTGCTCCAGTATAAGTAAAATTATTTAGTTTGTCAACTGGAAGGAGATGGTGAATATACTGGTGTCATTAATCCACCACCTGGACCGTCATCATCATCCTCCTCTGTATCAATCAAAAGTAACATAAAAACAAAGGGAGTCAAAATGAAAATTATTGTTTGAGCCCACTCTATACTCATGACTCTTTTGCTGCTGCAGCAATTGGAATTAGCAGAAGAACTGCTGCTACTATGAATCCCATCACCATAATCCAGGAATGAGTTGACCTGTGATCGCATAAGATCCCATAGCTGCAATGACTCCAATCATTGCTGCCCAACCATTAATACGTTCTGCCCTTTCGTTCATTGTTCGTTCTCCAAAGTTTTGTTTGTAATGATGATCTTTTGACCATCGTGGGTAAATTGTAACTCGTCGTCTGGATGCCACAGTAACTCTTCGTACATGTCATCAAGTTTCTGCATATCCTCATAAAGTGCGTTCGGATCTGGCATATTCGTTAGGTAATCTAACGTATATATTAACTTGAAAGTTCAAGGTAATATTTTGTCTGATCGCTTGGAGTATTCTCATAGATAGAGGAATCTCCATATTCTTTATGATCTTTGTATCCAACCATTCGACCCTTTGTATTTTGTAGGGCTGGCATGAATACAATGTAGAAAAATACTCCTGGTGCTCCGATGAATACAACGGAGACAATCACATAATAAGTAAGAAGTTCAATGAGATTTTCCATCAATAAGTCTCAGCAAGTTGTTGTACAGAATATCCTAGCAGAACAAAGAATGCAATGCTAGTTGTGGTGAAAAGAATTTCAGTCATTAGAATCCGAACGCACCAAAGAAAAATACAGAGCCAGTAGTGGCATAACTGATGATAGCAGCAGCAAATCCAAGCATAGCAGTGCGTCCATTTAGTTTCTCCGCTCTTTCTGCATGAGTTTCGTATCCATAACGCTCAGCATCAGTCTGAGAAACGTACATGCGTGGTTCTGTTGCCCACATATTCTGTTGTCCACGCTCATTAGTTGTTACAGTCATTTACTTAATGTAATGAATCTTTACATATTATATATAAAAAAAATCCCCCTGTCAAGGGGGTAGTGTAGTAATTTATACTCAATCAGATAAATTATTGATGATTCCGTTGACTTTCGTTTCTAAATCATCATATTTTCGATTCAGTAGCATGTGTTCATTTTCCAAACCTTCAAGGCGATACTGTAGCCTTTCTACTAGATCGTAGATATTTTGACACTCGGAAATGTTTTGTTCTCCTCTGTCAGAATCTTCATAGAACCAATCTAACATCTTCTTAACTTTCTTTTTCATTGATACCTTCAACTGCTTGTAGGGACTTTTGACGTAGGTCTTCTGGAAGAGGAACATAACCCAGAGCATCAGACTTTGCCTGAGACTCTTCACTCAACATATAACGAAGAGTTTCTTTTACTCCAGGTACAGATTCAGGATAAGCAAGAATCCAGGTCAAGGAAACAATAGGATAAGCATTCTCACCTGCAGGGTTAGCATCAGCACCACGCAGTTGGTCATCAAGTACAATCTGACTCAGACCAGCAGCAGAAGTTTCTGCATTTGCCTTTACAAAGTTGCCTGCCTTATTCTGAAGAGCAACCTGTTGGAATCCATCATTTTTTACATAACCATAGTTCAGATAACCGATAGCACCAGGATACTGTTGAATACCAGCAGCAACACCAGAGTTACCTTTACCACCAACACCAACAGGCCACATAACTGCCTTACCAGTTCCTACATTCTTTTTCCATTCGGGAGAGAATGCAGACAGGGAGTTAGTGAATCCTTTGGTCGTTCCTGAACCATCAGAACGCCATACAGTAACGATCTTCTGATCTTCACAACCAAATGTGCTCCAATTAGTAATCTTACCAAGGAAGACATCAGCAAGTTGTGTCTGTGTCATCTGCACATCACAACCAGGCATGTTGTAAGTAGGAACAATAGCACCACCAGTCATAGGAACATGAATCATGGGGGTCTTCTGCTTCTTATCACTTACAGCACCATCAGAGGCACCGAAGTCAATAGTTTCAGCAATGAACTGTCGGACACCAGAACCACTACCAACTGCTTGATAGTTCACGCGGTTTCCAGTATCTTTATTAAATTGCTGTAACCATGAGTTATAAAGAGGAGCAGGGAACGTAGCACCTGCTGCATTCAGTTTAAATGTATCTTTCTTTTCCTCAGCACCACAAGCAATAAGAGCAGGTGCAGTCAATGTAGCAACGAAAAATGCTTTGAGTTTCATCTGTTTGTTAGATAAACCTTGATATATATGGACACTTAATTTAGATTTAACCATAAAAAAAGGGGTGCGTTAGCACCCTGTAACATGGTTAAGAACTGATTATCAGAAGTTGTACTTCACACCCAGTTTACCACCGACACCGAAGTCATCATCATCTTCTGTAGTCAGGAAGGAGAGTTCACCGTAGACTCCAACAGCATCAGAGACGGGGAATCCAAGACCTGCCTTACCAGAGAATTCAGTCTCAGTCTCTTCACCGTCAACAGAGACGAGTGCAGGGCCTGCTTGAACGTAATATGCACCAGCACCAACTTCTCCTTCGTAGCCTACGTGAAGATCTGTGACTGCTCCAGAGTAGTCATCTCCAACCCAACCAGCATTTGTCTCTACGTTAACGTAGGGACCGGCTAGAGCAGCAGCTGGAGCAAAAGCGATAGCAGCGGCAGCTGCAGCGATAGTCGTTTTAAACATTTTTTGTACCTTTAGTTACTTGCGGAATGGTTACCCGCAGATGGATAGGGACTCGACTGTCCCGTTTTAAGTATACCCCTTGTTACTTTAATTACTGAAAGACAAAAGGTTAAGTATTTATACTAACAAAACCTTAGTATTTTGTCAAGGAGTGGGGTTTTCCTCACCTCCTTCATTTTTCTCCTCTTGTTGAGGAGGGACAGAGTTTGGTGTTGCTCTGCCTAAGTATGGATCATAATCCATCCAGTTTCTAATGTCAACTGTTGTACCAGACTGACTCCAGAAGTTCCAGAGTGCATTGTATGGGCCCTGATGAAACACATTGATGTGTTCAGGGTGAATGGTTGACTGGAAGTCAAGATTATAAAGGAAGATTGGAATAGAATAAGTTTTTCCACTCTCAAGAATAGTATCCTCAGACACTGCCCTTGGTTTCACCTTGTTGTCCAATTTCCATTTATCACCACGCATATGATTACGAAGAACTTTTCCTGCATGATGACGTGTAATTAGATAAACAGCAGCAGAGAAATCATTAACAAACTTCAAGTGCAATTTAACATAAATGTCCCCAGTTGTAATTGTAGTTAACTGAAGACAGTCCCAGTCATATGGAACAAGGGAGAAAAATTCTTTCCATGTAAAGTTCCAGAACCTTGCAGTCTCAAGAACTGCATCATCTTCCATGATCATACAGTAGTCATCATCAGTCTCATAATAAAACTTCTTAATTGCCTTAAGGTGAGACATACAGCATCCAACTTCTTGTTGGTTCATATGATCAGGAAATCTTCC